GATCATGCTGTAACCATCGTCGCACAGATCGAACAAAATTTTTTGCGCCCTGATTTTGGTTTCGTTGAGCTCGCAAGCTTCCCAGTGCTTTTTGCTGCTTTCTTCGTAGGCTTTCACAGCCTCGTCAATGGCAAACTTCGCATCGTCCGGGTGCTCTAGGTCTACCTTCAATGTCAAAATCTGTTCCATGTTCAGCCCTCCGCTTTCTTGCTCTTCTCCGTCTTTAAGAAGAAATTAACGAAATAGACTTGACCGATACCCGTCACCTTCGGGGTCTTATTGATAGAAGTGTGCCCATCGGAATGTGCAATGGACGTTTCCTTGATTTCAAACAAGCGAAGTTCCATAGACTTCTGCGTTGGCATATTGTAGTCCGTCCGCTTCTTGTCTTTAATCAAGTATCCGTTCTCACGCATCCACTGGAACAGGCGGTTCTGCCCCATCTGGATGCCGTTCTGCGACAGCAGCTTTGCCATCTCACCAACAAGAATGCTTTGGCTGCTTGCGCTCACAGCGTCAGCGAAAAGCGCTTTCGGCTTCATGGTTTCAATCTGCTTGTCCTTTTCTTCCAGTTCCTCGTGTGCTGCGATCAATGCAGTTGCAAGGAGCTGCGAGCGGGTAAGCTGCGGCTGTTCGGTCAGCTTCTTCTCCATCTCGTTGAATGCTGCGATATACTTGAGCTTCCACTCAAGAGCAGCCTTTCCGGTAAAGCCCATAGCCAGCAGTGTAAAGCCGTCACGGTTCATCAGGTACATGGGGTACTGCTTGCCCCTGTTCTCAAACGTGGTTTCGTAGAACATGGATTTGGTGGCGGAATTTTCCGCCGCCAAAATCTGCCGGATACTCTCCAAAGTGTCCTTGTGTTCCTTTCCGAAGTTCTCGGCAACCTGACGGCTAGACGCTACCGGTTCGCCGCTTTGCATGGATAGCACGATTTCTCTCATTTTTCCTCTCTTTCCTTTACAAGCTCAGCCAGAGCTTCTTTCACCTTAGCTTCCGCATTTTTAGGCTCACGCTTACCGTTCAGGATTTTCCCCAAGTATTCCGGTGCGCATCCCATTTTTGCAGCAAGCTCTCTGATTTCGATATTGTGAACATGAAGCGTTCCTACAACATCGCCTGTCCACTTAGGAAGCAAATTTTTTCTCCTTTCTTGTTCTAATACTTGAACTTTTTGAAAGAATATGATAATATTATGGTGTCAAGCAAAAACATTATCGAACGTTCTTCTATTTGTTCAAAGCCTTTAATTTGTTCTGCCGATTGAACTCGGTATCTTTATTAAAGCACAAGTAGTAGAACTTTTCAAGTGTTTTTGTTCAAGTGGTAGAACTTTGTCATCTTGTACAAGCACTGGAGGTAAGTTTTGTGTTT